ACTTGAGGAATGGGTACTTTCGAGTTGCGACGATCGATAAGATCATTGGGGCCATAATAAGTGGCAACCATATGTCCAGTCGAATAGTAAGGCACCTCGAACTCAGCCACTCCTTCCTTGTCAAAGAAGATAGGGGTTGTTGGTTCAGCGAAATCTTGTTGATAAGCAAGGGATCCGGGGGTTGTTGCTGGAATGTCAGCTGTTGGTCCACACACTGCTGAAGACTCGCCACCATATGTTACAGGATTGGTAGCGGTCTTTGCGGTTGTGTTCAAACAGATTGACAAAGCTAGAGGGATTGAAGGGTCAAAAGTTGCACTTTTCTTTGTGAGTACAATCTTGAATCTCATTGAACCACGGGAAAATGCATAAAGAGGCATAATCTGTGAATACAAATCGAATGTTGGGTAATTGGGAAGAACGGGGGTTAATGGACCAGTGGGAATAGAGCAAGAAGCCCACGGGCGAATTGTAAACATCGTTCCACTCGCGCCAGAGACAGTAGCCGTTGCGTCAATTTGGGCAGAAAGTCCCCCTAAATAACAAGGGGAGAACCTCTTCAATAACTGACGAAACGAAGTTACTACCTCACCAATGCACATTGAATGGGGTGGGATCAACACACTGCGCTGAGAATTTTGGTCCTCAGTGACAGGTCGCGTTGCTACCACACCACCCACTTGTGCAGTGGCTTGAAGTTTTGTTAGTTGGTCTTGTTCTTGGTCAAGAGAAGTCTGGTTAGGAATCCCATACGGAATGTAGGTCGAGCGCAAAGGCACAGCAAAACTGGCGTTCTCCATGTGCACAAACGCCACGACTTTCACCGTAGAGGATGCAGAAGGGGCCGCCACCAAAGGATTAACAACAGTCATTTGAATCTGTCCCATACAATAATTCTTTAAGTCTGTACTAGTCAACGTCGTTGCCCGGAGAGACTGAGTCATGAGCCATGGTCTCACAGCAGCATAAGGTACGCGAAAGCGCACTACTGATGCTGATGAGAGATCAATGTCAGCTGTCTCAGTGTATCCAGGCATATCGTTCAACGAAGTACTCGTGCTTTCATAACTATACAAACGTGTAGATATGCGAACACGACCGGAATGCATCTGCGTCTTCACAAAATGAAAATCAAAAATAAAATCACCGCGCCACAAGTCAAACATCTGCGCAACTCTCGATGCCGGAGTATTTGAATCCACCACTGCTTTATTAACTGTCGTAGGTGACCCACGGATAGCCAACAGTGTTGGAGACAAATACTGCGAGAAGATCTGAGTATCCGCAGCGTTGGCCGTTGTCCAATCAAAATCCGTATAATATGAGGGTCGGGAAACAACATACGCAAGCGCCATCTCGTCATGATCCGTTCCTGCAAAACCTGAGAACGTTTGCAATTCATTCCCAGCAGACAAACCTAATTTGTGAGAAGTGTCCGAACCATCACAATTCAAGAAATATCGGCCAGGCGATTGAAGAACACGCGTCACAGGAGCCTGAACAGATGGTTTAGAAAAGCCAAACATTCTCATCACATTCTCCGCAGTCGTACTAAACAATTCTACAGGTTTCGCTAAACTAGATAGTCCTACATAAGGTAGAACTTTTGCTATTGTACCACCTACTGAACCTACTACGCTCGAGATCGTTCCAGTCCGTTCCATCTGTGCCATCTCTCCTCCTACTTGCGCCCACTTGGTCGCGAGCGGTGCATCCGTCGGCCAAACCAATTCGACATCCTCAAATGAACCCCACACCGTGAAATTCACTGTGGAGCTCGCCGCAGCCAAAACAGGTGTGAAAACATTTAGAGCAATTTTACCGAAACTTCCTTGTCCCGTCACCAAATTCACATAGAGATATGGGGATATATAGGGTGTTATAAATTCAAAAGCAGTTTGATTAGCTAAATTTAACAATACATGGGGTAAAGCAGACACCGACAACATATTAGCTTTCGTCGGTGCAGAGTTAGGTTCAGACTTGTAAAACCAGTCTGAATGGTTCTTATTATATTCGGAGTAAGGAAAGAAAGATAAGATCGCAAGTCCTGCCTGAAAGGGTTGAGAATTAAACTGAATACGGATGCGAACTTTTGCACGCATCCCAACGAACCCGTCGACTTTCCGGATGTTTTGAATAAATGTTGATGTTAGTAAAGCTGAGGGAAATTCGGCAGACCAAAGTTCATCACCGTTCACTTTAGACTGGTCCCAAGTTCCTTGGTGTAAAATTACAGGTCGAGCCAAAAAATCTTTGATAGTGTGTTCACTAGTTCTTCCAACGGAGCCAGCCAAATGTGTTAAAACTGATACCTCTTTCGAAGCATAATTATCACACAACACTGTTCCATCCTCGTGAACGACAACGGTATCAAAACGTTCTGTATTAGTCGAAGTTTGTAAATCAGGAGTTGTATTAAAATCTTGTTGATTAGCAGGTTATGGTTCTTAATGTAATACTAACCTAAGCATCACACGCACTGTTAGTACTCTGGGTTTTGCGAGGGCTGCTCGCGATCGACCCTGAGTGGTAAATCTAAAAAGATACGATCGTCACGAAGCAGCACTACTTTCCGTCTTAAGCTAACAGAAATTTACCGACACAAAGCAAGATCACACTTCGCCGCTCAGTTTCAGACATGAGCCAGTCCCCCAAAATGCTTATAAATATCACGAGGGCAGTGATAATACAAAAAACTTTCCAAATGCACATTTGGGACACCCGAGTCGATCGCGTTCTTCACAATCTTCGGTGCCCACTCATCAAACGCAGTTTTTCCATGAGCAGCAACTTCCACCAAGACATCTTGCACACAATCAGATTCAATAATGCGACTATCCACCGTGCTATTCCGCCGAGTCCAGTTCAATGTCTCCAATCTTCCAGTCAGCTCCGCGGGGCACGTCATGCGATTCAAATGGGGAGACCACACAAAAAACCTTTTCAAGAACTGGATCTCGGAGATGTTCTTGAAATCCACACACTCACCAGTTTTAGCAGCATCCGTGTAAACCATTCCAAGCAAATCAAATTCTTTTGTCAACACAGACATGTTCCAAAATTGAGCAGCGACATCTGAAACACTCCAGATGTTATCATCACCATATGTTACGATTCTCACGTGTTCACCAAAAGCTTTCATCGTCTTCAAATTTTTTGGTGCAATTCTCATCCAAATGTACCTAAAAGCAAGCAACAAATACATTGATCCGAAGTCAGACGTACCAAAAATGCCAGATGGCAGCGAATGAGTGCATTGATAGGCCAAGCCTCTGTAGTGCCGAATGCAATACACAAGCTGGGCCCACAACGCCTCACGAACAGCCGTATGTTCATCATCATACAAACGATCCAACACACGGAAAACAGACCACAAGATTTTAGACATCAAAGTTCCATCGAGGTTACCAAAATCACCATCACCAGTATTTTTCGTTGACACTTCAGACAACAATTTGTACATGTAATCCCATTCTTCAGACCAGACATTCAATCCAACACCTGTCCCGTTCCGGATACGACCGGAACGAATCAACACGATCGCTTCCATGAAATACATACGAATCACAACATTCAATTCCATGGGGAGAACAGTAAAAACGCGAGTCTTTCCAGCCATCACTTTCTCTTTGGGTCGACGTTCATCCTTCAAACAATCCAGAGACAACATGTCAATCTGCTCTCCTCGTTCTAGTTTTCCAATCAATTCGGTCACACGAGCAACAAGTTCAGGGTAGCCGGGGGCACTAGGGTCAAAACCTTCTTTTCCAATATAGTATGTCTTTCCCTTTCCACGTTTCGTCCATCCATATCCAGTCGATGTTGTTGCTGATATGGGATTTCGCATGTCGTCTCCGGGGACACCTGCGATTGCTTCCTCTATCGTCAATACACGCAGCGGTTCTCGCTTCGTTTCAGCGAACGTCCGGTACAGATCATCTTCTGCAATCTTCAAGAGATCACCATCACACGTTGGTGTTGATTTTCCAGCTTTCTGAACACCCTGACACAGGGGATCTTTCAATTGGCCACATGGGTCTATAAACGGTTGGAGTTTCGCGGGGATAGTTGTCGGTTCAGTCAATTTTCCATGCATACTCGACGGAATGATCGTCGTTTTCACATTCTCATACGGGCCATCAATAATATCACACACAGGCACAAACTCTCCGGGGATGGTTTTCACAGCAATTGGTCGATCACTAAAATTTTGCGCCATCTGGGCCACCGGTTTCACAGAATCCAAAAACATGCGGATATCCTCAATCGTCACCACATGCGACCAATTAATACCTTTCACTGATCCAGCTACATGCATACCAAAGATTTTCTTCTGCATCACACTCGATGTGATGCTCAGCAATTGTCCACAATATCCAGGCACTGTTGGGATATTGTACTCATACAAATTCCGTGTGTAAATCGGTTGAAGCTCTTTTCCATTTGGAGATGCGATTCCGTACCTCATGCTCGTCTTCGCCTTCGCCGTTCCAACAGAAATGACACACGATACAAATTCACGCTTCGTTGTTGGTCTAGGGCCAGACAACGCTACATTCACACTTCCTTCAACTCGAGGCAAATCATCATAACTCATGAAATAGGATGTGATATCTTTTGCGGGGGGCATGTGAGTAAACAAGTTCAAAAAGCAAACATCAGCCACAGCAGGGGTAGTCGGGTCATCAGATTGTTGTTCAAAATACGTGACATCATTCAAAAAATCTTTCATCTGCATCTCAATCCCATTGGGCAAGAATGCACTTCGCAATCGAATCAACTGGGGTTGAAACGCTTTCAGCCACACGAAGAAATGATAAGGCATCATTCCAACACTTCCTTTCAACATCGTCATCACACCAATGGAATCAATCTCAACACCATCTTTCACAGGGCAGATCAAATACTGTTGTTTGAAGACACATCGAATCATGTCGTATTGCATCGGGTCTGCAGCAATCTGGGATTCGCCTTCTACTTCGGGTTCGTCCACATGTCGTACAGGTGCTTGATACACCTCAGCTTTTGTTTTCCTCAACACTCGATCTTTCGAAAACTTTGCTAATTGTTTGTGTTTAGGTTGTGTAGTGGGGTTATGACTCTCGCTCTGGTTCACCGTCGTTTCGGTTCGCAACCAATACAAAATTCCAACCAAACCAAGGCCTCCAAGCAAAATTTTTGTTGGGTGTTCGACAAAAATCCTCTTGATCCATTTCTTCAACTCAACCCACACAGGCATGCACAATCTCTCTTTAAAAACTGTGAGTCTCTCTTTCACACGATCCCAAACTTTCTGAATGGCCTCTCCCTTCTTCTTGATCCATGATAACTCAGTGTTAATGAAAGGCAGTGCGTAGGTCTTACGGATCTCTTCATGGGTGAACAAGAGTTGGTCCTCATCAATGTGTTCCAACGACGTGTCCTCGGGCACTCCAATCAACTCGGCTTGAAGACTCATCGCCAACACAGCGCGATCACTCGTCACCTCGTCCTGTTCCAACACTTTCGAAGCCCACGTCAACAGCTGTCGCACACTCAAGTCATCTTTCGCGTCAAAGAACACATCTCCAACTTGTGCCATCGGGCCCTGCGCTAAACGCTTTGCATAAGCGTTAACATCATCCTTCAGCGAGTCTCCTCGGGCCATGCGTTTCTTCATGTCTTCTACCACCACCGCACACATGTCTTTAAAGCCAATTGGGGCAGCAAATTCAGGTTGATTTCGTTGTTTTGGGTCAAATTGGTAAAATTCATACACGTCTAGATTGATGGTCTGTTTCTTTCCATCAATGACTGGGGCATCTCTCGCTGCTTTCTCCTTGTCCAGCGTGATCACCTCCTTACCACCAGATCGGATCCGCAACTGATATTCAGGTTTCAGTCGCACATCAAATCCAAAGGTAAAGCGGTTCCACACGGCATCCGGGTACGTCAACGACTCAATTCTGATGTTTCGGTCATTCGTTGAACAAATCACACACTTTGATGTAAAGAACGATCCTGTCTTCTGCGAAATGTCAGCCATGTGCAAGGGGTAAGAATGGTTCGAAATCGCTCTAATTAGCTCAAACATCTCTGCAGACGGGTTAGATACTGTGTCCTTCAATTGTCCCCAATCATCATAGATCACAACATACTGATTGTTGTATCCATCAAAAAATTCATTCTCGGGAGCACGCGTGTAAACATGTTCAGTCACCAAATCAGCCATTCCAAAGCAATTCAAAATTTCAGCAGCTAAGAAGTATTTCATCGATGTTTTACCGATTTGGGATTCACCAGTAAACCACAACAATTGTGGGACCATTCGCACACCTTCAGGTCGGATATACAACGATTTCGCTTGCTCGCCAACTTTCGCTGCAAGCACCAACGTTCGCTTCACGGCTTCAGTCACCTCTCGTGGCATCTGTGATTGGTACTTTCGCAACAATCCACTTCCTGTCGTCCACAAACCAGCAATTCTCTCAGCTTTCCCGGTCGTTGCGCACGCCTTTTGTAAATCACGCGACGCTTCAATGACCTCAGCCATCCACGCCTCAACTTGCGGGAACGTTCCTGTTCCAGGTTCGATCCCCCACACTTGTTTCTCAACATATGCAATAGCGTACTCAATCCAGCTCTTTAAATAAGTGTAAATGTCACCAAGTCCTCTGCAAGCACGGGGAAAGTCAGCCACTCTCCGCATCCACAAATCAGGGGTTAGTTCTTTGCACGGCAGTTTTCCAATCAAACCAGTTGTCACGATCGAAAAAAAAAAAAGGAACAATCACAGGTACCCACACCTTCAACAAGTTAGTTTCATCACCACCAACCTGAGCAACGGGCTCAGTGGTCCACACCAACCAATTCCGG